AATGTAAAAGATGCCGCTGCTGTCAAGGATTACCAGAGTGACATATCTAATTTCGTTAAGGAGTTCTTAGATGAAAATAATATGATGAAAGATGCTGCTGGTTATCATAAAGCTTTATATGCTGGTAAAAATATTGACAAAATAGTTCAACATTTTTATGAACAAGGTAAAGCTGACGCTATAAAAGACACCGCTATAAAGTCAAAAAATATTGACATGGGTGCTAGAGCTGTAAAACCAGTTGTAGACACAAGCGGTATGAAAGTTAGAGTGTTAGGTGGTGATAATAGTTCAAGGTTAAAATTTAAAATTAGAAAAAAATAAACAATTTAAAAATTTAACAAAATGGGATTTAACACATCTTTGGGATTAGGTGGATCATATTCACTTACCCCACACCCAACAGCAGACGTCTTGTCTACAAACTATATTAGTTTTGTTGACGGAAGTGCTGATTGGTCACAACAATATCTACCTGAGTTGTACGAGCAAGAAGTAGAACGCTACGGAAATCGTACTATCAGTGGATTTTTACAAATGGTAGGCGCTGAAATGCCTATGAGCTCTGATCAAGTTGTTTGGTCTGAGCAAAACAGACTACACGTTGCTTATAAAAGTGCAGGTGCTGTAGATAGTGCTACGAGTGTACAAGTTGCTGATGCAGCAGCTAGTACTATCTCTCTTGGTACTGGATTAAATAACTCTTTAAGAGTTGGTGATACAGTTCTTATTACAGATGCTGCTACTGGACTTAAAACAGTAAAATGTTACGTTTCTACAGTTGCTACCTTTAATGCTTCTGGTGTTGCTACTGGAACTACTGCTGGTCAAGGTGGAAATAACACAGACGCCACGTGTCTGCCTTATTCTGCTGCGCATTTAACTAATGTTAATTTTGCAACTGATGAGCAAATTAATATATTTGTTTACGGTAAAGAATTTGCTAAAGGTAGCGCTAGTCAAGGCGGTGAAATTAAGCCACAGTTCCAACAGTATAACAACAAGCCAATAATTATTAAAGATCACTTTAAAATTAATGGTTCTGATACTGCTAGAATCGGATGGGTTGAAACTACTGACGAAGCTGGACAAGTAGGATATTCTTGGTATTTAAAGTCTGCTGGAGAAACTAGACTACGTTTTATGGATTATTTAGAAACTTCATTGATTGAAGCTGAAAAAGGAGCTAGTGCTTCTAATATTCATGATGCAACAGGTGGTTTAGGAGTAACTCAGCCAGGTGATGTAGGTACAGAAGGTTTATTTGCTGCTGTTGAAACTAGAGGTAATGTATTTGAAGATTTAGCTTCTCTTGGAGATTTTGACTTATTGTTAAAAAATCTTGACAAGCAAGGTGCTATCGAAGAAAACATGTTATACTTAAACAGATCAATGGCTCTTACTTTTGACGATATGGTAGCTGGTATCAATGCTAACTATCAAGGTGGTGCTTCTTTTGGAGTATTTGACAATGACGCTGATATGGCATTAAACTTCGGTTTTTCTGCTTTCAGAAGAGGATCTTACGATTTCTACAAGTCTGATTGGAAATACTTAAACGATGCTGCTGCTCGTGGTGGATTTGGAGATATTTCAGGAGTATTAATTCCTGCTGGAACTTCAACTGTATACGATCAGTCACTAGGTAAAAACATGACACGTCCTTTCTTACACGTACGTTACAGATCTTCAGAAACTGATGACCGAAGAATGAAATCTTGGGTAACTGGTTCTGTAGGACAAGCTAGCTATGTAGGAGATGACTTTATGGAAGTACACTATTTGTCTGAAAGATGTTTGGTAGTTCAAGGAGCTAATAACTTTGTATTATTAAAAGAATCATAATATTAACCCTTAAAAAACTAAACAAAAATGGAAAAATACTTATATTTCAGAACACAAGCCACTATTGGCAATGATGATGCTGCAGATGATTCAGCATGCTGGCCTTTATCAAGTTTTGTTGGTATGCACCCTACTGCAGATGACACTTTAGCATTACATTTTAAACCACAAATTGCGGTTTCTGGTGATGGTCAAGCTGGTAGTGTTGTTAACACTGATAAAGTGATTTTAACACTTGCAACTAACAATACTCACAAAGCAGCTATGAAAAACCTAATAAAAGCTTTTAAAGCTGAAAAAGGTTTTAACGCTGATGGTGAAGACAGTTTTATTGTTGTAGCTGATGATATATCAACGGGAACTAAATATTTAGTGCCTGAGATTAGCGCAGTGTCAACAATTGCACTTAGTCCTGCGGTATCTTAATACTGCAATTAATTTAAACTTATGGGCGTCTTTACGGCGCCCTTAGGTTTATTTTTACAAACTATTTAATTATATTATATCATGGAAACAAAAACAAAAAAACAACCTAAAAAGGTTGAAGTAAAAAATATTCCAGGCTGGGAAATAAAAGACAGGCAATATTATTTAACAGGTAATGGTAATCCCCTTAGCTATGTTTTAACTTCAAAATCAACACGTAAAAAACCATTACTTTGGTTTGACGAAGAAAAAGGTTATAACAGAGAACTAAGATATGCTAGTAATCAAAGATCTTGTTTTATAGATGAACAAGACAGCAATGTAATACTAGATCATATTATATTTGAAGAAGGTGTATTATACGTACCTAAAACAAATCAAGCATTACAAAAATTACTTTCATTATATCACCCTAAAAAAGGTTATGTATATGATGAAAAAGACGAAGTAGCAGAAGCTAAAGATGATTTAGTAAGTATAGAAGTTGAAATGGAAGCTTTAAACACTGCTATGTCAATAGATGTTGATCAAGCAGAAGCTATATTAAGAGTTGAATTAGGATCTTCTGTAGATTCTATGAGTTCAGCTGAACTTAAAAGAGATTTGTATATGTTTGCTAGAAATAATCCTATATTATTTTTAGAACTAGTTAACGATGATAATGTACAATTAAGAAACTTAGCTATTAAAGCTGCAGGCTTAAACATTATTAAGTTATCACAAGACCAAAGAACTTTTGCATGGGGTTCAAACGGTAAGAAATTAATGACTGTGCCTTTTGATGAAAATCCTTATTCTGCATTTGCTGCTTTCTTAAAAACAGATGAAGGTGTAGAAGTTTTCAAATCAATAGAAAAAAAGCTAAAATAGCGTAACTATTATAAGTGGTATAGCCATCTATAATGGTGGCTGTACTACTATAATAAAAATAAAAATATGGCGATTGACGTAAATCAAGTATACACAACGTGTTTATCTATACTAAATAAAAAAGGTAGCGGTTATATGACACCAGATAATTTTAATAAAATTGCTGCTGTAGCTCAAATAGAGCTTTTAGATAGAGCATTTTATGAATATAACCAAGCAGTTGCAAAACAAACATCTGGAAGAGCTGCTCAAGGAGTTGGTGATATACCTAGAAAAATAAAAGACAAGCTTGATCCATTTTGTGATCTAACAACTTTAACAATAGATTCTACAAATACTTATTTTGAAACGCCAGGATATTCTACAACTATACCTGGAACAACAACAACTCAAGCTTTAAATAATATTTATGCGACACTTAGTCTTAAAGTAAACGGGGAGTTTACAGACATAGAGCGCGTAGATAAATCTAAAATACCGTTTTTATTTTCTTCAAAACTAACAGAACCTTCAACTACTTTTCCAGTATATTATTATTCTGCAGATTTATTATATGTGTTTCCAAACACTATAACAAGTGTAGATTTGTATTATATAGCTAAACCTAGAGATCCGCTATGGAGTGCTGGCGTAGACACAACTAGTTTTGGTACACCAGTATATACTTACGACGCTGTTAATAGTAGTAATTTTAGATTACACCCTTCAGAGTTTCCAGATCTTGTAGTTTCTATATTAAAACACTTTGGAGTTACTATAAAAGATCCGTTAACAATACAAGCGGCTCAACAAGAAGAACAAACAACAATACAACTAGAACAATAATATGGGATTAATAGGAACAGTTACAGAAGAAAATTACTACAATGGATCTCAAACTTTTATTGGAGATGGAACGGCTTTTTCTTTTACATTAACATTTGAAACATTACCTACTACTAATCAAGTAAGAGCGTTTTTAAATAATACAGAAACTTTTGAGTTTACTATATCTGGAGCTACAATTACTTTTTCAGGTGCTGCACAGCAGCTTCTTGAAACAAATGAAAATGTTGTTGTTGAAGTTAAGTTATTAGATTTTGTTTTTGGTGGATATCAATATACATCTATAAAAGATATTGTTGATAATTTTATGATAGCCTATGTAGGCGATGGTAAATTAATAGGTCATGTAGCAAAATCTGATGTTATATTTCACGCTAAGCGAGGTTTACAAGAGTTTAGTTATGATGTGCTTAAAACAGTTAAATCGCAAGAAGTTGAACTTGGTACATCACTCTCTATACCAATGCCTCAAGATTATATTAATTATGTAAAGCTTTGTTATATAGATAGTTCAGGTATACGTAGAATTATATATCCTACTAGACTTACAACAAATCCAACAGAACCATTGGTTCAAGATAATAATTTTAATTATGTTTTTGATAGTGAAGGTAATGCTATCGAAGGTAGTTCAATAACAGAACAACGATATAGTAATTTTGACACTACAAGAGTTTCAGGTAATTTATCTTCTGAAGATAGTTTATACTTAACTACAAATGATTACATTAGAAGTGATTACGGGCAAAGATATGGAGCTACACCAGAAACTACTCAAGTAAATGGGTTTTTTACAATAAACGAAAGAACAGGTAGTTTTAATTTTAGTAGTGATTTATCTGGTAAAATTATTGTGTTAGAATATATTTCAGATGGTTTAGGTACAGATGCTGAAATGAAAATTAATAAATTAGCAGAAGAAGCTTTATATAAGCATATTATTTATAATGTTTTAGCTGTTAAAAGAAATATATCAGAATATATAGTACAAAGATATAAAAAAGAGCGTAGAGCAGCAATTAGAAATGCTAAGCTAAGATTATCTAATTTAAAAATCTCAGAGCTTACACAAGTTATGAGAAACAAATCAAAACGAATTAAACACTAATAAATGGCTGAAGATAAAAGAACTTTTCTTCAAGGTAAAATGAATCAAGATCTTGATGATCGCGTTTTACCTAATGGAGAGTATCGCAATGCTCAAAACATACAAATAACTACTTCAGAAGTTTCAGATATAGGATCTATACAGAACTTATTAGGTAATTCTAAAGTTGGTGATACTGTTTCTGGTTTTGCGAACCTTGATACTATAGGCGTTTTTTTTGATGAAAAAAACAGTAGAATTTATTATTTCATTACAAATTATACTTGTCCTGATGTCAATAAAGAAGGTTTAGTTGGTGATATAGACGGACCTACAATGGCAGAACAAGCAGATAATGGTGATTTGTTTTGTGGTATATATATGTATGCAAAAGATACTACGCAGCCTCAACTATTAGTTTCTGGTTTATTTTTAAATTTTAGTAAAACACACACTATAACAGGTGTAAATTTAATAGAAGATTTATTGTTTTTTACAGATGGTTTAAATCAACCTAGAAAAATAAATGTAGAAAAAGCAATACAAGACGATGCTACAAGTAATAATCCGTATTATTATAACGAAGATAAAATAAGTGTTGCTAAATTTGCTCCCTTTATGCCTGCTTTATTGTTAGATTATGATCAAACAACTTTAAACAATAATGTACCTACAACTGAACCAGTTTCTTCACTACAAACAAATACTAGTTTTCCAGATAACTTAATAGATGAAAAATTTGTTAGATTTTCATATAGATATAGATTTGTAGATGGCGAATATTCTACTATAGCTCCATTTACTCAAGTTTGTTTTATACCAAAAACTCACAGTTTTAATGGTAATCATCTACAAAAAATACTAAAAAGAGGTCAAGCTTATTTTCAAGATGATAATGGGGCTTCTGATGGTATGGTAAACTCAGTTAATTCTGTTAATTTAAACATAATATTACCTAGCTCTAAGTTAAAAACTAATTTAGACATAAATGGAATAGAAATACTTTATAAAGAGTCTAATAACAACGTTGTAAAAGCTGTTGAGCTTATAGAAATTAAAAACGAAAACGCTTCAGATTTAGTTACACCTAGCAATAGTGATAATTTTATTCAAAACGAAGGTGTATTTCAATATAAATATAAATCAACTCTTCCTTATAAAACACTACCAGCTGATCAATTACCTAGAGTATATGACAATATTCCGCTTTCTGCTAAAGCGCAAGAAATAGTAGGTAATAGAGTTATATATGGTAATTTTATACAAGACAGACAGTTACCTATAGAAAAAGGTGTTATAGGATTAAACTTTAATACATCTGTTGATGCTAAATATGATATAACTAATCCTTTAGGTAATGCTGATTTTAATAATTATTATTTACATAAAGAATATCCTTATCACTCTGTAAAACAAAAAAGAACTTACGAGGTAGGTGTGGTATTATCTGATAAATTCGGAAGACAATCACCTGTTTTAACTTCAACTATTGGTGATGGTTCTATAACAGTAGATGCAAAGTCTAACACATTTAATAGTAGTACATGGTCTGAAAATGATCTCTTACCAATACAGGACACTTCACCTGGTAACGAAAACTACTGCGGAGATGCTTTAACTATAACTTTTAATAAAGAAATACCTAACGCTTACGCTAAAGGCACTTTAATTAATGTTAATAATGAGCTTATTTCTACTAATTATAGTTTTGATCTTTACGAAACAAATTTTACTACAAATCCTATATTAAGTGATGGTTCACCAAGTAGCACAGGAGGTATTCAACTAGGTAGTTTATATTTTTATTCATCAACTGAAATTCCAATTGTTAATATTACTGATTTTTTATATACAGACACTACTTTACAAACAATTTTAACTGGCTACAGCGAAGTATATATGCGTCAACCTTTAGCTGTAGTTAATAATCAAGCTACAATACATAAAATTGATTTAAATCCTTCAACAGGAGCTGTATTAAATGTATCTACTGTTTCTCAAAGTATATTTCAAGGAAACTTAATGGTTGTTACAGTATCACAACTTGTTTCTAGTGGTGGTGATGTTAATTCTGTTATTTTAAATCAAGTAACAGTAACATCTAGTGTTATTAACGATACTAATGGTAATTTTTTAATAGGACAAATCACAATTGAAGATGCTAGTCTTATAAACGAATTTACTGTTGGAGATTATTTAAAAGGTCAAAACGTAGATTTTGTAGAAATAACTAATATATTTATTGAAAATGGTAATTTAATAATACAATGTGATGGTGAGCCTAGCTTAAGCTATAATACTGTTTCAGGAAGTGTACCTTTAGGTTATTATTTTTATAAATACAAAATAATTCCACATGGCTGGTATTCTTATAGAGTTGTTGTTAAACAAACAGAGCAAGATTACAACAATGTGTATGCTCCTAATGTTTATGATTTTGATAACGATAGAGACGATCCAAAAACTTATATACCTATACTAGCTGATAATATAAATAAAGTAACTAGAGATATAGAGTTTACTAACACACAAGAAACTGGATTAAGTACTAGTAAAGACAAGTTATTTCCAAAAGTTGTACCAAGCGCTACAAATGCAGGATTATCTGTACAAAGTGATAATGATATATTAGATGTTATAAATATAGGTACATCAAAAGAGCAAGGTATTAAAAATGAAAACGATGATGTTTTTGCTTTTATATCTGAGACTAGTAAAAATCCTTTAATGGCACAGATACCATTTGGAGGTTCTACTGGTAATAACATAGGATCAAATACAGAGCTTGGACTACAGGGAACACTAAGAACAATAACAGTTGCAACCTCTGGAACTACTGCTACTGACTTTAAACAAGCAAATAAAGTTTTATCTATATCAGGAGGTGACGCTAGTGAGTTTGCTATTGGTGAATATTTAAAAGGATCTAATAAAGATTTAGTAAAAATTATTAAAGTATCAGGTTCAAACCCAATTTTAGTAGAGTGTGACGGTAGTTTATCAAATGAATATAAAGATTTAACAAATAGTGAAAGCTTTAGAGTTTATAGTTATAAATATGGAGTACAAGATAATTTAGCTGTTTTTGAAACAAAACCTTTTGATACTGCTTTAGATATATATTATGAAACTTCTACTGCTGGCTTAGTTCATGAGCTTAATGAGGCTTTAAATGTACCTGCTATTATTAGTAAAATTGAAGTAGATGCTAATTTATCAGAAGATATTTTATATTGGGATCAAGGTAATTTCCAAGGCATATATGCTGGTATTGTTAATTTTTTAGATGTATTAGATAATAATATAACAAGTGATGATATAATTGAAGTTTCAATAAACTCTATAAGAGGATTTGTAGAAACAACAAGCCCAATAGCTGATTTGGCTACTCAAGCACTTATTCCTCAAGAGTCTATAATAACTGATGAAGCTTCGATGCCTTTTGAAATATTGTTTGTAGATAACGAGTGGAAAATAAAACCAAAAAATAACTTTTATCATAGTGTTATTGATGGACAACAATTTAACGCTTATGAATTTAACGTAGACATAGTTCACCAGCAAACATCTACAGATGTAGTTAATTTAAATAGTCAAACTTTTAATTTAAGACTTGAAAATGTAGCACCTATAGTTGAACCTATAGTTAACATAGATGGTTCTGTGAGAAGTTCTCTAGAAACTGAAGATATTATTGTTGGTAAAATACCAGCAGTAAACGGTAGTGCTGATGTAGAAAACAACAAAAGTGGTTTAATTTTTGTTTCTAAAAATATAAATCCTTCAATTACTTCTTCTACTACTAATATTAGCGATGACAACACAACTATAACAGTAGATACTAGCACTGTTTTACACGATTCTAGTGGAGATCCAATAAAAGAATTAGCTATAAATTCTAATACTGGTGAAATATCAATAAGACCACAGTTCTTTTATGGTGTTGTAAATAAAACTTTTGATGTTTTTGTTTATGACTCAGATGTTAATTTTTTAAACTCAGAAGAATATTTAACAGATGAAACTGGTATTTTCTTTGGCAAAAGAACTTTAACAACTGTAAACGTACAAGTTACAGCTGATTTAATAGTTATAGAAGGTGCTGAAGTTGATTCTGACGCAAATCACCCTTATTATGTTGTAACTAACACAGATCAAATAAACGGACAAGATATTTTTAATCAAGACGCGTTTTTTGATGTTGATAATGATTTATATAATTGTTATTGGACAGAAAACCCTTCAAGTCTTGAAGCTTTTAATAACGACGGTGTGTCTCAAGAAAGTATGCCTAGCGCTATTAGACATAGTCAGTCTGGTGAGTTCTTTTTGTGTAGTTTTCTTAATGGAGAAGGTGCTTCAGGTGATCCTGCTGAGTTATGGTCTATTAAAATAGACGAAAGCGGAGAGCCTAGAGTTAGAAAATATAAGAAACAAAGCACTAGAAAAGAAAGTTCTACTAGTGATTTTCTTTATTATGACCATATTTTACCTACATCATATAGAGGCGAGTTTGGTGAGTTATTGGCAGCTGGTGTTATTCCTGGTAGTGATAATCCAATAACTGTAACTATGGGAGGTGTTATTATTATACAAGAAGTAGGTAATAGCAGTGCGTCTTACAGTGTTCAAGAAAATATAGATTTACTAGGTTTTCAAGGAACAGGTATAAACCATGATAATGGTGTTAATGCTACTGGACAATATAATCTTAGTGCTGGAGGAGGATTTACTAATTTTGGCGAACCTAATGGCACAGAGCACGATATAAGAGATAAATTAGCACAAGGTATAACACAATGGGATTTTGAAGTTGCAAGTGAAGGTCCTTTTAGCGCAACAAACTCTGGTACTTTTGGTGACGGAGGTTTTGATTTTGATTTTAATCCTATAACAGGTGAAACTCAAGGTAGTTATAAGTATTATACTCCAGAAAATATTTTATCAGGATCTTTTGCACACCCAAAACATAGAGGTGTAGAAGATACTTTTATGTTTCAAACTAATAACGACATAGAAATACTAGGCTACACGTATAAAGTTGTTTATGAGATGCAAAGATCAAATAGCGTTGGAATTACTGGATATTATGCTAGTGATGATCAATTTTGGGTACCTCATGTTTTTTTAGCAAGAAAAGGAAATGATTAATAAAATAAGTAATATATAATAAATGGCTGTAACATTAAGAGTAAAGTATTTTAACACCATTATATTGAGGCAAGAACCTTATTTAGCTACTAGCATAACTACGGCTTGCTCTACTTCAGCTTCAGCACCTGCAGAATCTAATACTATAAACGTTACTAGTTCTTCTTTAAGTGCTTTAAGCTCTAGTGTTTCCTATGCTATAAGCGGACCGGGTGTTAAAGACGGCACAACAGGTCAGTTAAATGGAGGTAAAACAATATTAACTTTTGATAATAGTGTTGAGTGTAAAATAGAAAAAGGAGTTACTTTAACGTTTTCTTCTACAACACCATACGTTAATAATACTGTTTCAAAAAACGAGTGGCACGTAGAAGAGTCTAGAATAAAAGGTGGTTTTAATGAAAGTGCTATAGATTATGGACCTAAAGCATATGCCGTAGATAAAAAATATAACAGAAAGCATAGAGAAAATTCTATGATTTATTCTGGTATATTTAACTCAAGAACAGGTGTAAATAATACTAATCAATTTTCAATAGCAGAAAATATAACAAAATCTGTTGATTTAGCATATGGATCAATACAAAAACTATACGCTGAAGATACAAACTTGCTTATATTTCAAGAAAACAAAGTTAATGGTGCTTTAATTGATAAAGACGCTATATTTACGGCTGAAGGTGGAGGCTTATCAACTACAGCTAAAGTTGTTATAGGACAAATAACTCCATATTTAGGTGAATTTGGTATAGGTAAAAATCCAGAAAGCTTTGCTGTGTTTGGATTTAGAAAATATTTTGTAGATAGAGACAGAGGATCTGTTTTAAGGCTATCTAGAGACGGTTTAACAGAAATATCATCATATGGTATGAGAAGCTTTTTTAGAAAGCATCTAGACAAGTCTATAAGCATAAGAGGTTTTTATGATATTCACGCTAGAAATTACGTTTTAAACTTGAAATTAGATAATTTAGTACAACAAAATAAGCAAACTTTTTTAACTGAAATACAAGCTACGGTTTTAAATTCTGTTAAAGGTGAAAACAAAGTTGTTTTATCTTCAAGCTCTAATAATATTCAACCTGGTTATTTTATACAAAGCGATACTATTAAAAAGTTTTCTAATAGAGTTAGTAGTGTTGTTAATAATACTATTACTTTAACTAAAAATATTAATTTAAATGCTGGTGATGTAGTTAGTTTTATACCTACAAATCAATTTGGTATTGAAGCTTTAGAGCCATTAATAAAATATAAAACTTTAGTTTTTAGTGATAAAGTAAATGGTTGGAGCTCGTTTTTAACATATAATCCAAGTTTTGGTGGTAGTTTAAACAACTCTTTATATACTTTTGATGGTGGTGATTTATATAAACATTACGATGAAAATCAAGATAAAAATACTTTTTATGGAGTTTTTCAACCAAGTACTATAACAGTTGTTAGTAATCAAAATCCTTCACTTGTAAAACACTATAAAACTGTTAATTACGAAGGAACAAATAACTGGAAAGTTATAAGTTTAAATTCACCTGCTGAAGATAATGAAAACTACAACGCGTATCCTATACCTGGTAATATAGCTGGTAGATATTATCAAGAAGGTGTAGTTAAGTTTGCTGGATTTACACCTCTTGAGAAAAAATACTATGCAAACGTAATAATAAAAGATACATCTACAATAACTGGTATAAGTAGTTTAACAACTACTGGTGTAAAAGGGTTTTTTACAGAAGCAACTTTTGAGCATGAACCTTTAAACAACGATAAAACATTAAACAAAAAGAAAAAAGCTGAATTGTTTTCAATAGGCTTTAACTACGAACAATCACTATATTAAATTTAATGGAAAACAAGTTAAGTAATTATAAGCAAAAACTTGAAAACTTACAAAACTTTTTAATAAAAAATAACGACGTAGAGGGTATATACGGAGATGGTAAAAAATTAGTTAATAACGATGTTTTTAAAATATCACATGATTTTTCTGATCAACTATATATGAGAAAAATGATTATGCCTGCTGGATCGTTTGTTGTAAGCGCAATACATCATACAGACCATTTTTGGTTTTTAATGACTGGTAGAATACTAGTTACAACTGATGATGAAGAAATAGAACACATAGCACCATGCTATGAAAAATCAATAAAAGGAGCTAAAAGGTTAATTAAATGTTTAGAAGACTGTGTGTTTATAAATGTTCATAAAAACCCTACAAATACAGAAAATATAGAAGAAGTGGAAGAGTTATTATACTCTTTTACTATAGAAGAATATAATAAAAAAGAAAAACTATGTCAGGAATAGTAACAGCTGGAATAATAATGGGCGGAGCTAACGTATTAAGTGGTGGTATATCTGCTATAATGGGTGGCTCTGCTAGACGTAAAGCTAGAAGACGCCAAAGAAGGCTTGAAGCACAAATAAGACGACTTGAAGGACAAAGACAAGATATTATAAATCCTTTTGAAGGAGCAGAACAAACGCTTACAAATCCTTTTGCTAATTTAACAGTTGCTACTCAAGCCGCTGATTTTCAAGCACAACAAACAGATTTATCTTTAGCTAGTACGCTAGATACACTTAGAGCTACAGGTTCTGGCGCGGGTGGTGCTACTGCTCTTGCTCAAGCTGCTTTGCAAGCTAAACAAGGTGTTGCTGCTAGTATAGCTCAACAAGAAGTGCAAAACGAAAGATTAAGAGCACAAGGACAACAACAACTAGAAAGAGCTTTATTTGATGCTGAAGCTAAAGGTAAACAATTTGTTTTTGGCGCACAAGAAACAAGAGAAATGCAAAGGCTAAATAGATTATCTTCAATGGCTGGAGCTGCTTCACAACAGGCCGCGGCGGCTCAAAGCGCTGAATTAGCTGGTGTTGGACAAGCTGTAGGTGGTATTGGTAGTATTGCAGCTATGGGCGCGACGGGAGCTTTTGGTTCAGGTGCAAGCACGGCTACATCACCTGGTCTTACAGGAACTGTACAAGGAACTGGTAATATAGGAAGCTCATATAATTTTGCGGGATCTATAGATCAAAATTTAATTCCTGGTATACTTAATCCTGGAAATTAATGTTGAATTTAAATTAATTAAGTAGCATGTCAAGACACACAACAAGATTAACACAATCAAGAACAAGAACAACGCCGGGATCATACGAAGCACCGGTAGAAGGTATAGTAGATTACGGTGCTTTTCAAAGAGGCTTCGCGTCTAGTTTCTATGTGCCTGAACAAGAAGAAGAAGAAATACCAGATCTTATATCACTAGAAGATATAGACTATGCTGGTACTGCTTCTAAGTCTGGAGGTTTAGGACTTACTGGTGAAGCTAGCCAACAAATGAATGACTCTTTAGACGCTGAGCTTAGAAACTTACAAGCTCAATTAGATTCTGCCGTAGTTAGAAAAGATGTTGCTGCTCAAAGAAAAGTAATGAAAAACTACAATTTAATAAAGAAAACTGTTGCTGGCGCTCAATTTGGGTTTAATCACATTGCAAACTCAGAAGGTGCTTTTGATGCTCAGCAAGCAGCTGACTTAAAGCTAGGTGTAAAAGCAGATGGCACTAGAATGTCGTTTTACGAAATATCTCAACTTAAAAACCAAACAAAAGATTCTAATTTTGGATTTGTTTTTGATTATGAAAAAGGAACAGGTGGTGTAACTGCTAATGGTTTTACTTTTGGAACAAACAACATGAACGCTGATACAGTTAGTAAATTAACTCCTTTAAAGTCTAATTTAAGTCAATCTGTTGCAGATTATGATAAAATAAATGAAGTTAAATTAGTACAAAAAACAGATATTGAGCTTGATCCTGATAAAAAAAGAACAATAAAAAGCTACACTCGAGCTAGTGTAGATGCTTTAAATCAAAGTGCTGTAAATTTTGGTGAAAAATTTAAAGAAGCTAATCCAGATACTTATCAAGCTTCATTTTTAGATGCGGTTCTTGGTGATCATAGATTAAGAGCTCAAGATCCTACTAGAGTTTCTTTTGCAGATGGTTTTGGTTCAAAAGGATTTAAACTTAATCCTGATGATGAAAAGGAAAAAGGCTATACTACTGATGATTTTATTGCTCATATACAAAAAATACCAGGTAGAGAAATACCTGGTGATATTGTTGATGCTTTTATGAGAAGAAGAGGTGAAGAAAAATATAAAAATATTGTGGGAAGTCCAATTTATAAAGAAAATAAGTTTGGTTTCGCTGAAGAAAGAGGAGCAATAACAAGCACTGCAGAAAGAGACCCTAAAGAAAAAGGTGGTTTAGATATAGATATTGGTGGTGGTAATTTTACTGATAGAGATTTATTACAAAGAGTTCAACAATTATTAAATAGAACTGGTAATAGACAAGAACAAACACAAAGCATTAAAGCATTTGCTGAAGGTCAAGTTCTTAGAATACCAGAAGCTAAAGAAAATATAAAAGTGTCAAAAGACATGATAAGAGTTGATTATGGTGAAAGAGGAGTTGGTGGAATTGGACCTGCACCAGAAAATTTCCTTATGAACGAACAGCCAATTATAAGAATAGACGTTCCTTTAGAAGCAGGTGGTACTAAAACTTTTCCTTATGATTTATCTAAAAAAGAAGATATAGAAAAACTTATGAAAGCTTTATATGGAACAACTTCACAAACAGGTACAGACTGGACTCTTGTATATGAACCTACTATAGAATACGTTCAAAAGCAAAGAGCACAAGAAGCGCAACGTCAAACGCTACAACAACGTAAACCCTTACCTTAATAAAAAAAAATTAAATTATGTTTGAATACGAAGGATTTGAATATTCATTAGAAGAAATACAAGAAGCAGCTAATAAAGCTGGTTTATCTGTAGAAGATTATATTTCAAAAAATAACATTGTTTCTAAACAAGAACAAGTTACTACTGATGATGAAAATTTTCAACAAGACGGTGTAGCGGGTGCGGATGCGCCGTCGGTAAGTGTAGCACCAGAAGATACGGAATTACCGCAGGTAGATACTTCTTTGGATTCTCTATTAAGTGATATAGACGAAAAAATAAAAGCAAAGCCTGTTTCTGAACAAAAAATTGCTGATTTTAAAAGCATAGAATTAGAAGCTCCAAAAGTTATTCCAGGGCAAGAAGTACAAATACAAAGACCTCAACTAGAAGTTTCTGAAGCTGTTAAACAAAAAGTAAAACAAGAAAACATTGATAGACAAAAACCTTTAATACAAGATTTTAGATCAAGTGTTAAATCTGTTTTAGCTAACAATGGTATATATAAATTAGATATTGAAGGCGGTACGGTTGAAGAGCTTATTGCTAATGGTGTTGAAGATAAAGTACTTAAAGCAGCAAGGGAAAACTATAAAACTGGTAGAATATTTGAAGGTAAAGAACTACCTCCTAATCAGTTTTTAGATATTATTTTAGAAAGTGAAATAGCTAACATAGCTAAAGAAGAAAGAAATTTTTTTAATACAGAAAAAAATAAACAAGTAGACACAGCTAGGAAAGAAGGTATATACCAACCAACAATAAATCAAGGCTTTGAAGACTTTGTGCAAGATTTAAATAAAGATCAAAAAGCATATGCTTTATTAATACAAGAAGCTAGAAGATATCAAAAACAATTAAAATACGGAGACGCAAAAGAAGCTCAAGATAATTTAATAAGGTTAAAACCTTTAATAAATGATGCTTTTGAAAAAATGCAGCTTTCACCAAAGACTGGTAAAAATATAAAACAATATTCGTATTTATTTGATCCAACAACAGGTGCTAAGTTAGATTTAACAGGGGCTGTTGAAGCTTCTGATGTTAACGACTATAAAGAAGAAGTTGAAAAACTAGAGCAAGAGTATAATTCACTTAGTTTAGAGCTTTTAGAAAGAGAGTTTTTCAAACATAATTTAGATACAAAAAGTAACCAAGAAGATTTATTAAAAACTATAGATTTAAAGCCTACTGACGGTGCTTTTGCTATTGCTTTAGGTCAAGCGGGTTATAAACCACAAGACGGTGTATTTAAAGATGTTAGATATCAAGATATTATAAACTATCAGGATAAAAAAGAGCTTCTACAACAGTCTATATATAATCCAGAAGGTAATATTGTTCCTGTATTAGCTGATGAATTAAAGTCTATTTCTAAAGAAAGATTACAATTAGGCTTGCAAAAAGAAGCTTTAACAAGTTCTTACATACTTAACGTTGACCCTGCTTCAATAAAAATAAAAGCTGATGACTATGTAGAAAGATTTGGAGAAGCTGTCTTAGAAGCAACTTTTGGTGAAGACGTAATATCTAAAATAGGTACAACAAAGCGTAAAGAACTTGATCAATTACAAACTCTTTTTAGCAATGCTAATATAGAGCTTACTAAAGAACAAGAAGAAAACTTTGAAAGAGGTTTTGGTATGAAAGTTACTGAAGGTGTAGGTTATTTTGTACCTATGCTTGCTAAATTCGCTGTTGCTAATAAAGTAGCTGGTGCTACTGGTGTTACTAGAGTTATAAGAGAGCTTTCAAAAGGCGGTAGACGAGATAAAATAAAGGCTTTTGCTTTAGCCGCTATGCTTGAAGAAGCTAAGTTTAAAGCTGTTACATTAGGTGAATCTAAAACAGGTGCTGGTGCTGGTTTTTTTATTGGTGGTAGAGCTGTTTCAAAAATTATACCTAAGTTTACGGGTAAATTAGCTGCTGTTAACAATGTTTTAGAAAAATACGTTGGTGGTGCTGTAGGTGGTGTAGCTGGTACTGAAGGAGCTAAAATAGCTGAAGCTGCATATGAGCATTTGAAAGGCGATAAAGACTTTATGAGATCAATGGAAGATTTTTACGGTGATATGGATGCTTTTACAGAAGAGTCCGCTGTCACTGCTGTTACTTTTGGTTTATTAGGTTTGCAAAGAGCAAAAGCTAAAGATTTTCAAAGTATAAGACGAAGAAGGCAAAATCTTGAAAAAATTAAGTCTAATATTATAGCTGGAGAATATAAAGGTGCCGAGCTTAAGAAAAAAATAGAATTAGTTGAAGATTTACAAAGAGATTTATCTTATGCTGACAAATCTTTTAATGATTTAAATATTGGAGAGCAACAACAACAAGTTAATACTTTTAGAAAAATAATTCAAAATCCAGAATCAAAACCTGGCGATATAAAAGAAGCTCAAAGATTTATAAACAGATATGAAGCTAATGTAGCTGCTGCACAAAGAACTATAAACAAGTCTTTTGATAATTTAATGAAAGCTGGGGTTATGAAAAACCTAAAGCTAAATATACAACAAGGCGGTTTATCTGAAGGTAATAAAGCTGAGTTCGATCCTGTAAATAGAACTATTAGAGTAGATATAAATCAATATAAGCCTGGTGTTTTAGCGCAAGAGGTTGGTCATGTATTTATGAAAGCTGCTTTTAATAGTAACACAAAAGCTGCTAGTATTTTTAAAGAAAGAATACAAGAAGATGTTAATAACGCTTTAAAAGATCAGTCTTTTAACATAGGTGATAAAACAGGTTTAAGTTTTGAGCAAGCTATAAAAGAAGCTTATAAAGAAAAACCTGCTACAACACCTGAAGAATACGTTATGAACGTTGTTGAGTTTTTATCTCAACCTAAATATAGAGAATTATTACTAGAAAAAGGTCTTATTAATAACTTAAAAAGATCTACTTTGAATATAGCTAATAGAGTAGGATTAGATTATACTAATAAAAATAATTTTAGAACTGGAGCAGAGCTTTTAGAATTTTTATACAGTGTAAATAAAGTAGCAGAAGGTGGATCAAGTGCTGCTATTAAAAATAAATTTAAAGCTTTTGAAGAAATAATTATAGATGGTACAAAACTAAAAGATCTTGCTAATTCTGCAAAAGATATAAGTAGTACAGAAGCTGCTGTTAAAGCTAGTCCAGCATTAGAAGCTTTAAAGAAAACATCTAACGAAATACAAAATATATTTGAGAACAAAAAACCTGAAGTACTTGATAGAATAAATGAGTTAGATGCTAAAGGTAGAAGTAGAACTCCAGAAGAAACAGCAGAGAGAAGATCTCTGAAAACAAGAGATTACGGTAAAGTAGCTCCTTATTATGAAAAGTATATAGATGTTTTATCTAATAAATATTATAAATCAGTAGAAGAGCAAGCTTATACTAGAGAAGATTTTAAAGCTGATTTAAGTTTAGAAGTATTAGAGTTAATGAACACATATAAGTTATCTTCTGGTGTAGATTTTAATTATTATATTTATAATAATTTACCTAAAAGAATACCAGGTATATTAGAAGGTAAGGTAGCAAAAGAATTTACTACTCAAATAACCGATGCAGAAGCTAAAATTATTGATACTGAAATAAGAGACGTTAACGTTGCTGTTGAAGGTATTAAGTCTGCGGAAATTAAACAAAAAGAAACTATAGATCCAACAAAAACTTTTGATCAGCAGTCTATAGAAAAAGCTTCAGAAGCTGTTAAAGTAGAAGATATACCTTTAAGTGATTTAAGCTATAGTACTTTATCTAAAAAATTTAACGGTGACGTTGCTCAAGCTATATTTGATGTGCCTGCTAAAAAAATAGTTAATCCTGCTGCTAATTTAACTTATGCTAAAAGGTTTGTTAATGGTATTCCAGAAGCATCTGAAGCAGGTAAGATACAAGAGTTTGTTAGAAAAAACATAAACAATATAATAAAGCTTTTACCTGAAACAAATGTAGCATCTGAACAAGCTATTATTAATCAAAAAGGTGAAATGATAGATGTTAGTAGAGATAAATATGGAGTTTCTATAGGTACTAAAAACGCTATATTAAAGTTATTTTATACTAAAAGTGGTAAAAGATCAAAAGGTTTAAAATCACAAGTTGCTATTTGGGAAAAAAATGGTGATCTTTATAATCTTACACCTGCAAAAACTCAACAAATATTAAATCAATTTGGCATTACACCTAAAGGTGAATTAAATATTTATAACAGAGAAATAGGTCAAAGATTAAAAGGTGTTGCTTCTACTTATGCTTCTTTAGTCACAAATAAAATAGCTAGAAACAAAATTGAGTTAAGCGAAAACCCAGCTAATCCTGAAATAAAACAAATACTAGCAGATATTAAAGCAGGTGCACCAGACATTATGGCTTCGGCAAAAATTGAAGAAGGATTTAAAAAAGCAGGTGCAACAGAAAAGCAAAAAGAATTAATACTTAGTGCTAAAAATATTAATGAATTAGAAACTAAAAATCCAGAACTTTTTGAAATATATGAAACAGTAAGAGATTACGGTATAAAAGAAGCTTCTGATTTAGCTGAATTAAAAAATATTAAAATATTTAACGAAGCTTCAGCTTTAACACAGGGTAAAATAGTAAATAAAGATAAATTCGTTACAGGAGCAGACTCAAGTAGAGTAGATCATCATTTAATAATTAAAAATATAGGTGGTAAAAAAGGTAACGACTTAAAACTAGGTATTGAAGCTAAATCTATAGCTAACGGCGCAGCTAGATATGGTCAAATAACTATAAAACCTGTTTTTGACGCAACAACTGGTAAAGCTATAGACATAGATATAAATAAAAATAGCATACAAGTTAAAGGTGAGGCTAAACAAAGATTATTAAATGCTATAAATAAATACTCTGATTTAGTAAAACAAGCTTCAGGTGGTAAAGAGCTTTACAATAAACATAGAGCTGTAATTTCAAAAGAAACATTTGAAAAAATAAATAAATTTAAAAAACAACTTGAAACAATTGAAGCAGATATATCTGATATTGTAAACCATTATACTTCTAAAACAAAAGATGGTCATAAAGGAGATTATGCTTTTATGACTAAAAAAGATGGAAGCATTGATGTTTATTCATTTGGAGTTGATAAATTTAATATTGGAGCAGAACCTTTAAATGGTACTCCTAGACTTGAAACTAGAATAAAATTAAGAAACGATGCTGGTAAGTTTACTATAAATTTAATTGGTGAATATAGATTACTTGAAAATACCATAAATAATAAAACAAATTTAAATATAAAAAATTCAAAAGAATTTGTAGATAAATTTTATAAACCAATAAGTAATACAAATCAAGTTTTTGCTTCAAAAAGTATAAACGCTGAGTTTAATAGAATAATAGAAAGATCTACAGGTATTGGAGCTAGACAAAAAATATCTGAAGTAAGAGCTGCAGTTCAAGGAGCTAAAAAAGGTAAGTTTGATATATTTATATCACCATCAGCAGAAGATTTTGTAGGTTTATTATATAAAACTTTAGGAAAAAGTAAGCAAGGTGATGCTGATTTAGCTTTTTATAAAAAGAATTTATTAGATCCTTTTGCTAAAGCAAATAATCTTATAACATCAGAGCGTTTAGCTTTAATGAGAGACTATAGAGCACTTAAAAAAGAAATAGGTGTTGTGCCTAAAAATTTAAGAAAAACAGATCCAAATACAGGTTTTACAAAAGAACAAGCTGTAAGAACTTATATATGGAACAAGCAAGGCATGAAAGTTCCTGGTATTAACAAAGGTGATTTAAACAATTTATTAAGAGTTGTAAATAAAAATAAAGAGCTTAAAGACTTTGGTGATAAGCTTATAGAAATAAACAGAGGTGATGGATATGCTAAACCAGAAGCAAATTGGCTTGTTGGAAGTATTACTACAGATCTTTTGCAAGGTATAAATACAACTAAAAGAGCTAAACACTTAGAACAGTGGCAAAAAAATGTTGATATTATATTTTCAAAAGATAATTTAAACAAGCTAGAAGCTGCTTACGGTGTTTCATATAGAAAAGCCATGGAAAACATGCTTTTGCGTATGAAAACTGGTAGAAACAGAACATATGGCATGGATAGTTTGACTGGTAAGCTTACAGACTGGATAAATGGATCTGTAGGTGCTATAATGTTTTTTAATACTAGATCTGCTGTACTTCAAACAATATCTGCAGCTAACTTTATAAATTTTAAAGACAATAATATATTTGCAGCAGGTAAAGCATTTGCTAATCAAAAGCAATATTGGTCAGACTTTAGTAAGTTGTTTAATTCTGAATTTTTAGTTGCAAGAAGAGATGGTTTACGTATGAACGTAAATGAAGCTGATATTGCTGAAATGGCTAAAAAAGGTGGTGTTAGAGGTGTTATAAATGAATTATTAAGATTTGGTTTTACACCTACACAGTTAGCTGATAGCTTTGCTATTGCTTCCGGTGGATCTACTTTTTATCGTAATAGAATTAAAACTTACGAAAAACAAGGTTTATCAAAAGTAGAAGCTGAAAGAAAAGCTTTTGAAGATTTTAGAGAAAACGCAGAAGTATCTCAGCAGTCTAGTAGACCTGATATGATTAGTCAACAACAAGCTGGATCATTAGGTCGTTTAGTGCTTGCTTTTGCAAATACGCCTAGCCAATATGCTAGAATAATAAAAAAGTCTGCTCTAGACCTTAAAAATGGCCGAGGAGATGCAAAGACTAATATATCTAAGATAGTTTATTATACTTTTGCACAAAACTTATTATTTAATGCTTTACAACAAGGATTATTTGCTTTAGCGTTTGGAGATGATGAAGATGATGAAAAGAAAAAACAAAAAAATATAGACGTAGCAAATGGTATGGCTAACTCTTTATTAAGAGGCATGGGTATGTATGGAGCCGCAACTGCTGCTGCAAAAGACGCTGCGCTTAGAATATATAAAGAGTCTCAAAAAAATCAACCTAAATACGAAAAAGCAGCTATAGACTTTTTAAACATAAGTCCACCTATATCATCTAAATATAGAAAAATAGCTTCAGCTGGTAGAACTATACAGTTTGCTAAGGAAAGTGATTTTGAAAACTTTAGCATAAATAATCCAGCTTTAGAGTCAGGATCAAAAATTGTATCAGCTACAACAAATATACCGCTTGATAGATTATTAATTAAAAGCCAAAATATAAATGATGCTTTAAACCAGGATTTAGAAGACTGGGAGAGAATAGCTTTAATGTTAGGTTGGTCAGGCTGGCAACTTGGTATTGAAGAAAAAAAAGAAAAAAAGAAAAGATATAATGATGTTTATAATAGAAAAACTTATAAACTTAAAACTTATAAATTAAAATAATTATGCCAAAAGATGCATGTTACCACAAAGTAAAAAAAAGATATAAAGTGTTCCCATCAGCTTACGCTAGTGGTGCTATAGCTAAGTGCCGTAAGGTTGGTGCTAAAAATTGGGGCAATAAAAGTAAAAAGTAATGGCTGTTAGAAAGACTAAAAAAGGTTTAGCTCTTAAGCGTTGGTTTAAAGAAAAATGGAAAGACGAAAAAGGTAACCCGTGTGGATCTGCTAAAAACAAACGCACGAAAGTATGTAGACCTTCTCGTAGAGTAAGCAGTAAGTCACCTAAAACTTGGAGCCAAATGACTAAAGCTGAGCGCAGTAAAGTTATACGCGCTAAGAAAAAAGT